AACATAGTAGGGTAAACGCAGTATCGCCGATGTTTGAGGCCGGACAAATTTGGGCCCCTACTCATTTGCAGTTTGCACAAGAAGTCATGGAGGAATGCGCAGCATTTCCTTTTGGCGAACATGATGACTTAGTGGATAGTACAACACAAGCTGTCATGCGATTTAGACAAGGAGGACTCTTAAGTCACCCAGAAGATTACAAAGATTCTCCTAAACCAATTGAACCAAAAGAGTATTATTAGATATGTACGTCAAAGGATTATTTGAAGTTTTTAAAACACTTGGAAAATTAGGAATTAAACCTAAAGATGTCATTGGTATGGGTGGTGATGTAGTAAAAATGGGAAAAAGTTTGTTTAATACTCGTGTAAATCCAAAATTACTTGAATTTATTACAAAAAACCAAAAAATTCCGACAAAAATTATTGAAGAAATTAAAATTCACGCAAGAACGCTAAAAAATGTGTCTGAAAACCAAAAAAAACTGTTTGAACTAAACATTAAAGACCTTTTAAACGCAAAAATGTTAAAGCCGCCAGTTTCTAGTGTCAAGAAACAAGCGACTAGCGTCAAGGAACTATCTCCTTTTAAACAGCTTGAAAAGAATCTAGAAGCAGATGCCGCTGGGTCTAAAGAATTGTTTAGAGGTTGGAAACCAACCGTTATTAAAGGCGGTAAAGACGGTTTAGCAACCGGCGGAATCGCAAATCACTTTAGGAAAAGATAATGTATATACCTCCTTGGATGCAAAGAATGAATAAACCTACATTAAGAGAGAGGTTTTACTTAGGTGGGAGAGTTGGAAAACCGGGGGGAGTAGTAGAACCAGGAATTGAGTTTTATGCTAAAGAAGTAACACTTACAGAAGAAATGAAAGAAAATATAAAAAACTTTGAAGCACAAGAAGGAAAGGGATCTTATAATAAAACTGACAATTACACTAAAAAAAGAGTACGAGACGGGAGATGGACTGGAACTGGAAGTGGTGGCGCTAACATTAGATCTACAGAAGAAATTTTAGAGCTAGTTAAAAGAAGCGACAATGGAGAAGTCTTAATAAAAGAATGGATGAAAAATCCTACGACAGACAATCCTGTTTTTGATAAATTAAGAGAAAGAGCAAAGCGAAGAAAAACTTATGAAAACCATATGTACACTACGAAGAAAAAGTATGAGGAGTTTAGGAAAAAGAAAAGAGTGTGGGAAAAGAAGTTTCAAGAAAGTGACAAATATAAAAATTATCAAAAGAAAAAAATGGCTACAAAAGGTATTTTTCCTGCTGTGGATTCTAAAGAAAGAGTATGGAGAGATATTTGGAGAGCGACTAACCAAAAAGATGGCAGTAGATTTAAATTAATTTCTAACATTCCTAAAGCAGTAATAAGTGAAAATGGAATTAAATATATACCATGGCAAAATAATTATAAAAATGTAGTTTTTTTAGACACAAAAACAAATCAAAAAATTACTTATGATGGTTTAGAGAAATATATGAAAAAGTATATCGGCAAAAATACTTATAAAAATGCAATAGAGAATTATGATATTAAAAAATTATTAGAAAGCGAACCTATTAAATTTAAAAAAAAAGATACGACAGTAGGACAAATTCTAAGAGAAAATATTTTAAGTGAAAAAGAATTAAAAGCTAATAAAGGTTTTAGTGCTATTGAAGTAAACCACAAAGGCACTAACCTAGATGAATTTTGGAATACAGAAGTAACCACTAGAAATGCTAATCGAAAATTAGTTCCTTTAAAATCAAGATATAAAAAAATGTTTGATTTAGCTACAACACAAGAGGGTAAAGCTAAGATTATAAAAGAATTTAGTGAAGAAGTAGAAAAATTACCCGGAGGAATTAGAACTATATTTGAAGGCACAGAAGTAGGAATAGAACCCACTGCAAAAAAAGTTATTACCGCAGCTGCTAAAGATAAAGGACTTTTATACTCTAAGGCATTTAAAAGTTTTGTTAATTCACTTCCTGTTAAAATAGCAGCAGGTCTGGTAAAAGCGGGTGCACGAACAGTTGGAGCAGCAATGCCAGTTATTGGGCCAGGTTTAGTTGCGTGGGGAGTTAGTGATGCCAATAAAGCGTATGCTGCAGGTCTTACTAAACCCGATGAATTAACTGTTGCCTATAATTTTGGACCGGAGATTGCAAAAGCTTGGTCTAACTATAAAGGAAAAGAAATGAAACCTACCTTAGCAGGTGAAGAAGGGTTACCAGAGATAGATGCATTCGCTGCAAAAGATGGTGGCCTGTCTGGTGTAGATCAATATTTAATAAACCGATACAAATGAAAAACCCGACTTTAGTTAAAAACATGAAAGATGTTAAATGGAAAGCAATACCCCCATTAAAGGGCCCTGATCCTAGAGGCTTGATTAAAGATAAAAAACAGGATAAACCTATAATTTTGGAGAAAACACATGGCAGAAATAGATAAGGGCTTACCGAACGTAAGACGAGAGATAAATATCCCGAGCGTTGATGAACAGACAGAAGTTATTGCAGACATGCAAGAGACAGCTCCTTCACATGAAAAAACTGAAGTAGTTGAAAACGATGATGGTTCTGTAGATATAAACTTTGAGCCAGGTGCTGTTGCACCTGAAACTGGCGACAATCACTATATGAACTTAGCTGATTTGTTACCAGATTCTATTTTAGATCCTTTAGGGTCCGAGCTTTATGCAAACTATACGGACTACAAAGAATCTAGAAGAGAATGGGAAAGATCTTACACACAAGGTTTAGACTTGTTAGGTTTTCAATTTGAACAACGAACAAGACCATTCCAAGGAGCTTCTGGTGCAACGCACCCAGTTCTTGCTGAAGCAGTAACTCAATTTCAAGCGCAAGCTTATAAAGAATTACTTCCAGCTGATGGACCGGTAAGAGCTCAAGTGTTAGGCATGCCTTCACGAGAAAAACAAGATCAAGCAGTTAGAGTTAAAAATTTTATGAACTATCAATTGATGGATGTCATGAAAGAATACGAACCTGAATTTGATCAAATGTTATTTTATCTGCCACTTGCAGGTTCAACATTTAAAAAAGTTTATTATGACGATTTAATGGGACGAGCTGTATCAAAGTTCGTCACAGCAGATGACTTAGTGGTTCCGTATTCTGCTACCTCATTAGAGGATGCGGAAGCCATATGTCATGTAATTAAAATGTCAGGTAATGATCTTCGTAAACAACAGGTTGGAGGATTTTATAGAGATATAGAATTAGGCAAACCTTATGACGAAGAAACAGAGCTTAAGAAAAAAGAACGAGAACTAGAGGGAACAAGACAATCAGGATATAATAAGAATAACCCGATCTATACTTTGATTGAATGTCATGTAAATCTAGATCTTGAAGGCTTCGAAGATAGGGGAGAAGATGGAATCCCTACAGGTATAAAAGTTCCATACATTGTTACAATAGACAATGGTACGCGAAAAGTTTTATCTATAAGAAGAAATTATAGATTAGACGATCCAAAGAAAAATAAAGTTGAATACTTTGTCCACTTCAAATTTCTGCCAGGACTAGGTTTCTACGGCTTTGGATTAATCCACATGATTGGTGGTCTAACAAGAGCAGCAACGTCTGCACTTCGTCAATTATTAGATGCAGGTACGTTATCGAATCTGCCATCAGGATTTAAACAGAGAGGGATCAGAGTTAGAGATGATGCCCAATCTCTTCAACCAGGTGAATGGCGAGATGTCGATGCTCCTGGTGGAAACTTAAGAGATGCTTTTATGAATCTGCCTTACAAAGAACCATCACAAACTTTATTACAGTTGATGGGAATTTGTGTAGATGCAGGACAGAGATTCGCGTCCATTGCTGACATGCAAGTCGGGGACGGGAACCAGCAGGCAGCTGTTGGTACGACGGTAGCCCTATTAGAGCGTGGCTCGAGGGTAATGTCAGCAATCCATAAGCGATTGTATGCATCAATGAAACAAGAGTTTGTTTTATTGTCTGATGTGTTTTC